AATTTTTTCATCTTACCTTTTTTAATAAAGTCGTCTATAGCTTTTCTTTCAGCGTCAGAAGTCGTAGCTTCTTTCTTTGCTAATCTTTTAGTAGCTCTATCAATACCACGCATTCTCATTGCTGCTTTACGCTCTGGACTTTTCTTATAGTCTTGATGCGGATGTGAGCCACCAACAGCACTTATTGCATCTACAGTACCTTGATCTCTACCTTTAAAGTATGCATCTCTTGCAGCTTTACCAACATATCTTTTTGCAAGACCTTTTGATATTTCTTGTACAGTGCTCTCCGATTTAGTGTGCAACTTCAGTTTCGGAAACTTATGCTTAGGTTGACCTGTCTTAAATTTTCCAGCGTCTTTAGTTGTTCCAATAGCTGTCTGACTTAATGAATGAGCATCTTTAGCAGCTTTCTTATATTCTCCTTTAGGATCATAAGAACTTAAATTGCGAGCTTGTATATGAGCAGCATGTGCTTGTTTATGAATATCGATAGCGCGACCGTGCATATCTTCGTTATCACTATTATGATTTCCATGATGAAATTCGGAATTATGACGCATAGCGTGGCTTTTATGAGCCTTTGCCATGTCATTATGATAACTAAAGTTTTCGTTAACTGATTCAACTGATTCTTTTTTAGATTTCTTCTTACCCTTACCACTAAGATCAGAATCGGCACCGTAATAAGTACCTTTACCTTTTCCTATGTAAGAGTTAACTCTTGCCATTCCCCACTGCTGTGGTGTTGTCCCTGGTCTATGACCTGTTTTCCAAGCCGCCATGCCTCTATTATATACCTTCTTTAGAGTACCGTAAGATATACCGGACTTAGCTGCCTTTTTCTTGAGTCCTTCGTTCTCGAATAACTCTGTGAAAGTACTGAATTTAAGCATTCGCTGCTCCTTTATTTTTTAGTTTTCTTACTTTAGCGCGATTTAACATTCTAGCATGTTTAATCTTATCCATTCTTTTTTCTCTATCGATCTTTTGTTTAGCAAGATCGACTGCGTCTTCTCCATACATTCTTCTGTACTTCAATGTATGTTTACTTGGTTTAGTTTTAGCTGTCTTATCTCCCGGAGCTTGTTTATAAGCTGCAGGATTATCGTCAGCCATTTTTGATGTTCTATTGAAATGTGATAGTCTTTTCTGTTTTGTTGATTTGCTTAAGCCCTTATAATATACTGAAGGTTGACTCCCTTTTGCCTTCTTAACGTCTTTATCTTGTGAAACTTCTTTTTTTCTTTCTTTTTCTAAAAGCTCCACAGAATCAAGCCACTTTCGGAAGAACTTACCATTTTGCTCAATAATGACATAATTGCTTCCAAGACTGGAAACACGAGCGAGCTCGTCACTGCCCACGACAGTAACACTATCACCAATATCAAACAAGTTTCCTTTAACATATGCCTCTCTTTTCTCAGAGACAGGCTCGAAATGTAATTTATTAAAATATTCTTTTTGTTCTCTTAGTCCCATACCTCTTCTTACTTCATTATATACTTTTTTTGCGTCTGAATTAGATACATTCCGTGGCAGCCCCTGTGAGAATTTTGTGAAGTCGCCATCTGAGGCTGCTTCTCTCATCTTAGATGCTGACATTCCACTTACATCGTCTGCATCGGGGTCTCTGTCTCCGGCTGAAATTACGTTTATTTTTTTAAAATTATACAGTCCGTGTCTACCTTTGACACCATTATATTTTTTTAATAAAACAGTAAACTCGTTAACTCTATCTGAGCCTACTATCATTGAAACATTCTTATATCCATCATTGTAAATTTCAGTAACTGCGTCAAATACGTTTTTGACTTTCTTATCAAGCATCACTTGTCTCGCGTGCTTAGGAAAGAATTTTCTAACAGTCTTTACTTTTGTTCCATAATCTAGTGGATTTTTTTTCTTATCTACACTTTGCGATAAGTAAACACGATAAGAATGTTTACCTGACTTCTTGGCCAATTCGTTCATTAGTTTTTCATGACCAGTAGTTGGAGGATTCATTCGACCGAACGTGAAGAATACCGTTCTCTCTTCCTCTATCAAATAGCTTTTAAATGAACTTATCATTAACCTTTTTTCCTCATCACTTCTTTCTTACGAACGTCTTTAAACATTCGCTTTGATAATCTTTTAATTCTCATCTTTAATGCTGGAGATTCCAGTCTTTTTTCTATCTCTTTCTTTCTAGCAGGTGTCAAGTCTCTCTTTGGTATTCCTCTAGTAAGTTTTTTAGCGATCGCGTTTCTGGCCTGTCTGTCTGATCTTTTTTTAATGACCTTCATATTAGCCATCTTTTTCTTCGCGCGTCTCCTACCAATTGCTATGCGCGCTTTGTTTCGCTTCATGTCTCTTCTTTTTTTAATTCTTTGCTGCATAGTTAGAGCTTCATCGACATCTACTTCTTCTTTTTTAATTACGACGTGAGTATTGATTGGTTTACCTTTTACTTTTGTTGCACCCTTTCCAGTATTTACAAATACTTTACCACCATGTTTTTTTGCGTGCGCGTGTGCATCATCTCTATTGTCAAAGTATTTAAATGTCTTAGCTTCTTCAACTTCTTCTTTCTTTGCTGCAGCTTTCTTTTGTTTTTCTTTTTCTTTTCTCTTTTGTATATTAAGAGGATGAAGCGGATGTTTCATACCGTATGGAGATTTTGGATATGGATCTCTTTTCTTTGGTCTTCCTCTTAAATCCATAGGATCAACTATTTCATTAACAGATTCAATTCTATTTGTTTTAGGATTTACTCCTAAAATTTTCTTAACCATCTTTTCTGCTTGTGACTTAGAAATTCTCAATCCTTTCATAACACGATCTACTGCTTGCTGATAATTTTTAGTAGGTCCCATCAATTTTTCAGCTTTCTTCATAGCCATAGATGCTTCGTCTAGCGACTCTTTATGAATATCCATTCTAGTTCCAGATTGAGTCTTAACGTAATTCTTTACTTTATAACCATGCTTCTTTGCAAAGTCTTGTCCATCTTTCTCTTTGTGATAACTCTTCATGTGTAGGTGTAGATGTTTATCACCTGACTTTTTAATCATACTTGGAATTTTCTTAACACTCATACTTCCGTCTGAATATTGTTGAGCATCACGATGTGCGTCATCATGATTAATAGCTTCTTTAAAAGGACGATTAATCATCATTTCGCCTTTTTTTGTTGACATTGGCCTTTTAAGTTTTATCACTTTACCTTTATGTCTACGAGCAATATCTTTTGCATCTCTTTCGTTTGATGTCATACCAGCAACTTTACCTGCAGGATCTACTACAGCATGAGTATGTTTGATAGCTTCATTTGTTTTCTTTTTAAAAGGTTTAAATCTATCAGGATTAGATTGTTTCTTTGGACCGTACCTGTTAGTAACTGTGTGTGGTTTACCATTGATGTGAACTACAGCTTCGCCTTCCTTATCTACGTTGCCGTCCCATGTACCTGCAGCATGAGCTTTACGAGCTGCCTTAACCTTTGGATGATTGTCTATGGATTCTTTCTTGATAACTTCTTTATCAACCTTGACCATTCTGATTCCCATTTTACCGTCAGGCTTCAAATATTTTTCTGGTTTTCTATCAGCACTCTGTACTGAAGCGTTTATGTCGTCTTTAGCTGTTGAAGCAAGCTTCTTACGCATATACTTACTTACGCCTTTTTTGCCTTTAACCGGTACTTTTAGATTTGGAAGTTTTTTATCCGACTTCATTGAGAGTTCGTTCATTAAGTCGAAAAAAGATTTGAGTTGGGTCATACTAGTTCCTCCCTGGTTTGTCCCATCCTTTTAATATATCTGGTGAAAAGTTTGCGTATGAGAACTCCATACGGTCCACGATTTTCACTGCGTCACCACCAAGTTTATCAATAGCCACATAACCTTCTTGACCAGTTGTTTCATAACCATTTCTCGTTTTCAAGAAAGTTTTAGTATTATTTAACTTATTAAGTATATTTATAAGTTTTAATTTCGCTAGAACGATAGATTTTTGAAGTTCAAACATCATTTGTAAACTTATTTTATTTTGAGGTGAAAAGAATTTTAATATTTCGTCTAATTTTTTCTTCTGAGCAGACTTTCCTTTTTCAGTCTTTCTCTTATCTATCTCTTTCTGAAACTTTTGTTTTATATGCGATATTAATTTCGTAACGTGGGTCTTGGTATTACCAATGACTTGGCCTTTTCGTACAAAAGTATTATTAAACGTTTCAATAAGTTGAGCAAGGTCTTGGTTAGCCTCGAGAGTACGTAAGGTACTACCAGAAATTTTATTAAAAATCCTGCCAGCGTTACTAAGATGTGCATTGACGTCCTCCGTATCTGTTTGAGTCATAGTAAATTGTGTCATGTCTCTTAACATTGCATCTTGTGACCAGACGTTTTTACTGTTACGAAACTTACTGATATTGACTCCATAAGATGCTTTCATATTTTCAAATGAGGTTCCAGTGTAAGTGGTATGCCATACTATACCAACCTTTGCTGCCTTAACTTTCTTTGCCGCTTCAGTTCCTGAAGGTACCGCGTACACAATAGTATTTGGGTGGAAAGTTACGTATGTCTTACCTTTTATCTTTTTTGTTTTTATATCGCTTGAATCAAATAAGAAGTCACCTTGTATAACTCCTTTGATACCAAGCTCAGGTAAATACTTTAATGCAGCTTTTAATTTTACACTAAGATCACCGCTAGTATCAGCATCAACGTCAGCGTCAGTCTTGTATACTTTTGGAGATTTGTTGAATATCCCTTTTTTAGCAACAAAAAATTTACCATCACGAGGATCGTTACCGCAAAAAATAGCTGGAGCTCCGTCCCACTTGACACTGACATTTCCATCTTTCACTCCTCCTAACATATCTCTAAGAGAACGTAGAGCAAGTATAGCTTGCCTCGTTCCGTCGACTCCGCCGTATAGGACTTTGTCCTCGATATGAGTCATATGAGTATTTTTCTGTTCTGATATAAATTCTATAAAATTCATTATTGATAGACCTTTGCGTATACTGATGACTCATCGAGAGTAGATCCCGCGTAGTTCACCATGTCAGTTATGACTAAGTCAGCTTCTTTTTTATTATCAACTAGTGCGTGCAGTACGTATATACCTGCGATCTTACTGTGTATCTCGCCGGCACTTTTGGTTTTAAATCCGTTCATCCATTGTTCTTTAGTCACTTCTGGATGTATCTTCTTGACCATATTATATAATGGCATTGCAAATTTAGACTTCTCGCCTTGTTGCTTTAAATTATTTGCTCGTGTTTTCAAATCTTGATTAGTTGGAAGATTTATTCTCATTCTATTTTTTACTGAATCTGATATTTGCTTGTATCCGCCGCCTCCACCACGAGCTGTCTTTAACTCAAGTTCAAAAGTAAGAGCTGCAAAATGAGCTTTATTACGTATCGCCGCGGTTCCACCATCAAAGAAAACTTTTGAACTTTTACTTCTCCAAATGTCTCCGCCTTTACGTTTAAACACCGCCATTGAACTACCACTTTGAAACTTGTACTTGTAGCGACTTGCATCTTTATTTTTAATTTCAAGCTTTAACTTGTTTTCTGTAACTATTTTCTTTAATGATATTCCTACTAATTTTCTTGAATTAAATAATTCGATAAGTTTTAAATTTAATTCTTGTATAGATTTATCTGGCAACTTTGAAGCTATAGAATTATCTGTGGTAGCCCATATATCACCAGGGTTCCACTTATCATGTTCAATTTTAGTCATGTTAGAATTTTTAACTGCGGTATCTTTCACTTTATATATGTCGTTCATTGTACTATCGTTACGGTGAAACGTCATCTTATTATTAATTAACTTATCTTTTACCAATCTCTTTGCGGTCCAATAACCTGAGTAATGCCACGATGGATCAAGTTCCATGACTTGGTCGAACGTAGCGCCTACTACAGAAGTCGCTCTATAAGCTTTCTTAAGATCAGATGGCTGTATAGATTCAAAAGAAGCATCTGTATTATTAACCATGTGTTCACAATAAACGCATTGCATGATTTCGGCTCTAGCAGTTTGTGCATCTCCACCACCGCGACCACCATGGTCACCACCAAATACTTTAGACTTTTTTATTTCATTTGTTTTTATAAAGCCCTTATTAGTTTCAAGCTCTTGAGTTTTCTGTTCTTTTTCTAATCTATTTACTGCTGCTTTATTTTCCGGTGTGTTTTTAACTACAATTTCAGTACCATCGACTTTAGGCATCGCTTCGCCAGTCTTCATCAATAATCTTAGTATGTCTATACGAGGTGTTTTAGTGTTAGAGTTAGGCTTAGCCCACTCGCCCGGTGGCATACCGCCTTTCATGCGCTCCTCCAAATATCTCATGTATGATTTAAATCTTAACATAGTTCTATTTATAATAGTTTGGAGTTTAAAAAAGCGCCTCAGACTCGCATTGAGACGCTTTTTATCACCGAAAGGAGAGGTGAATTAAAATCTTCCGAGAAATCTTGCGATGTGATGTACCCAAGGTAAGAGCATTACTGCCATAAAGAGATTTGCGCCACTATGAGCTAATGCTATTCGTAGAGTATCGCCTTTCGGCATGCCGTCTGATACAAAGAAACCTGCAA